TGGTCGATATCCTTTGACACCTTGGATGTTGACGATCCGGGGAGCCGGGTTATCCAGCTCCCTCAGTTCTCGTTTGATGGCGTTGATCGCCGCCTCGATTTCCGCGTCACTCATGAACTCGATATGTTCACGAGTAACCGGAGACTGGATCGACAGGCTCTTCACGCCACCGCGCTGCTCTTGCGCCTTGCGGAGCTGCTCAAGCAGTTCTTCGCGGGTGTGCGCGCTGGTCATCAGCCACCCGCCGCGTGATCAAGCCGGGTCCAGGACCGCCATTCCAGCCAGCCAAGGCCGAAGTCCTGCCTGATCTTAAAGTCGATGTTGTCGGTATCGAAGTTCTGTCGACTGTCGGTGAAGGCCGCTTCATTGCCGCGAAGGAAGACACGCGTCGCGCCATCCATCTTGGACGGTTCGACGACCAGCCAGCTCTTGACCGCATTGGTCAGGCGGGGTTCAACGACAATCTGGAGTTTGCCCGCGAGCGGGTTCACGTCGGCAATGGCATTGGCCGTGATCGTCGCAAGGACCCGGACAGCGGTTTCCTCATAGTCGGAATGCACAAGCCAGTGCGTTGGATATTCCCCGATCATCACGTCGCCCTTGCCCTTGCGCTTCGCCATCTTGGAGCGGAAGCCCATGAGCTGCGCGACATAGGTCGCCTCAGTCTGTGTGAAGGTCTCGATATTCCCACGGCTGGCGTGAAACACCGGGTTGGTGTCTGCCATGGTCGGGCCTGCAAAGCTGGCCTGCACCAGGAATGCGACCTGCCGGTCGGCGATATCGGCCGCAAGCCGCTTGCCGTATTTCTGTCCCATGTTGCCGAGCCGAGCGCCGGCATTGATGGACAGTTCGCGGGTAATCCCGGTGACGCCTCCGATCGTGTGAACGAAAACCGTCTCGCCGCTTTCGTCGACATAGGAGGCGCGATAGGTCCCATTCTCCAGCTTGTCGCCGATGGCGAGCGTGGTCCAGTCCACCAGTCCGACCGTTTCCTTGTTGAAGCTGGAAACCGTCGTGCGGCCGAACAGGGCCGATACCGGCGAAGCCTGCGCTTCATATTCACGCCGCATCGAAAGATTGAAGGTGGCCCCGGCGATGATCGCATAGTCGCTGGTCGCGGCAGCGTTGCGTTTCACCAGGTCGTCGGAAAGTCCGGTGATGTTCTCGCCGGCATTGCGGAGGAGGCGACGGGCAAGCGCGGCCTCGCCATCGGCGAAGACGGCGGCGGCCGGCCCGGTTGCCGCTTCGCCCCGGTTCATGGCGTCGAAGGCATCGATTGTCGCCCGCCGAAGAACGGCCGGATTGTCCAGCGTCTCGTCATTGTGGTTCGAAGCGCTGCGGACAGTCGGCTTTGCCGAAAGCGTGGCGAGCATGGTCTGCATCTTCTGCTCGGTCGTGGCATCGGTGGCGATCACGGCATCGATGACCTGATCGGTCACGCCCGCTGCCTTCGCCAGGCTGCGAAGCTGGACGTCGGTAACGTCGGGCTTGTCGTCGTCTCCGGTCGGATTGGGAATGGTGTTCGGCATGGTGTGGTTCCTTACGGTTGACAGAGGGTCGGCCGGATCTATTACAAGCGAACCTTCCACCAGCCGGCCGGCGATGGCGGTTCGCATCTTCTTGCCCGTCGCCGGGTCTTTTCCGTCGCGCCACTTGGAAACGGTGAAAGCAACGGAAAAGCCGGTCTGCACGCCATCTTTCAGGTTGGCGGCCAGGGCCTCGTTGTCGGCGCGTGTCGAAAGGGCCGCATCGGCGACCAGGGCGCGGATGCCGTCCGGCAATGTCTCCAGCCGGAAGTTGGAAAGTCGGCCGATGGTGTCGCGCACGCTGGACGAATGGTCCGTCTGGAGCGGCAAGCTTTGCGGGACGCCCCGCGCAAAAAACTGATCAATGTCGATGATTTCGGTGAAACCATCCCGATCGACAGGCCCGCCCGTTGCCGCGATGACGGTGAACATCCGCGTTTCGGGATTGTAGCTGTTCGGCCGGGCGGCGGCGTTGAAGCGGTGAAGGTTGAGCGTCATGGCGTATCCACCTGTTCGGGCGTGTTGGTTGCGGGAATGGCTGTCGGCTGAAAATCGTCGGCCGCGATCTCGGCATTGACCGCCTCGAATTCGCGCCCCCTGCCCTCGATGACTTCCTTGCGGGATTTGAGACCGGCCCCGACAAGGGCGATATCGGCCTCGGCCTCCTTCTTGCGATCGATCTCCGGCCATGTCGGTTCGATCCAGTTGGCGGTAATGGCGACCGATCGGCGCGCCTGCAGCATGCGGATCGCGTGCCAGCGTTCGAACACGGGCGAAAGAAACCCATCGATCAGCAGCACCTTGCGGCGGGCTTCGGCCTTGCGCCGCGCCGTCAGCGCCCCGGCCCGATAGCTGGAATAGTTCACGCCCGAGAGGTCGCCGGTCATGTCCTCATAGGTCACGCCGATCGCGGCCGCGCACTGGTGATAGATCAGCTTGAGATAGGCCGGCAGGTCGCCGGCATCGCCGCCTTGCGCGCTGCGCACATCCTCGCCGGGGTTCAACCGGATCAGCGCGCCAGGTTCCAGGCTCGGCTTCTTGTCGCCGCCGAACAGGTCGCTGCCATCGGGCGAGGTCAGGAAGGCGATGAACAGGGCCGACACCTGAAGCTTTTTCAGGCCGGCATCAACCGCGATTGATGCAGTATTGATCAAAGTGAGGATCGGCGTGAGCGGCGAAATCCCACGCACCTGCCCCGGAAACTCCTGTTCGAATATATGAAGCACATCCCGCGCTTCAAATCGTTGGGGCTCGCGGTAGGCTGCAAAAGGTTCATCAAGTGCCTGCGGCAAGACCCAGTAGGCGACACGGCGATCGTATTCGTCCAACTCTACGCTGGCGATGATCCGCCGCCCGCCCCCAAGATCCCTGTTGAAACCCCGGTCGAGCTGGTCGGGATGAAGAACCTGCACGGCAAATTCGCCATCGACCACAACCAGCAGCGCCAGCGCTCGCCATACACGGCCCATGAGCGGATTATCGCTTGCTGCATCGCAGACGAGCCCTGCCGACGCGACGGGTCAAAACGGTATGTGTTGAATTCCTCGTCTATGCTGGAGTGAACCCTTCGGGCTGGACCACGGGACCAAGAAAAACTGATACACTCTGCGGGCCTCAATCGGAGAAGGCTCATGAAGTCCAGAGGTCCATATCGTCGGCATTCGACGCCGTTCAAATTGCAGCTTTGCCAAGATATCCGAAACGGCGTTATCGGACGGCGCGACGCGCAGCGCACCTACGGTGTTTCGGCCAACCTCATCCAGTTATGGCTCACGCAGTTCGATCGCGGCGAGCTGAATGATGAAGAGGCCGAGGCCAGCGTCATTGCGGAGTACGAGGCCCACATTGCGGCGCTCGAACGTAAGGTCGGCCAGCTCACTATGGAGCTGGACCTGGTTAAAAAAACACCGCGCCAGCCGATCGCCGGCGACAGCGGGAACTCCTCCATCGTCACAGGTCCCCGGCCTGCTCTGTCAGACGGGGGTGTAAAATGATCGATCTCCCGAGGAGCACCTACTATTACCGATCAACGGCAAAAGCATTAAACCTCAGCGACAGTCAGCTCGTTGCAATCATCGAGGATATCCAGGACGAGCTGCCTTGCTATGGATATCGACGCGTGACGCACGAGCTCCAAAGGCGAGGTCATCTCGTCAACCACAAGCGGGTCGCCCGCGTCATGCGGGCCAATGGCCTCGGGATCAAGCCCCGCAAGCGGTATGTTCGCACAACGGATAGCAACCACGATTCGCCGATTTACCCGAACCTTTATCGCAATGTGATCCCGTCGCGGCCTGACATGGTCTGGGTGGCCGACTTCACGTACATCCGCATCGCCGCTGGCTTCTGCTATCTTGCTGTCATTCTCGACGCCTGCAGCCGGAAAGTCGTCGGCTATGGCCTTTCAAAACGCCTGGATACGCCGCTGGCGCTGGCTGCACTATATTCGGCTATTGAGAACAGAAAGCCTCCGCCTGGCTGCATTCACCACACGGACCGCGGATGCCAATACGCAAGTGAGACCTATCGACGAGCGCTCGAAGCGGCAGGCCTACGAGGNNTCCATCGAGCGCCGTTGGCAACCCTTATCACAATGCGCAGGCCGAAAGCTTCATGAAGACTCTGAAAGTAGAGGACATCTATCCGGCTGAGTATGAAACCTTCGCTGACGTCGCCGAGCGATTGCCCCGGTTCATCGAAGAAGTCTACAATGCCAAGCGGCTGCACTCAGCCCTTGGATATCGATCGCCAGAAGAATTTGAATCCCAACTCGCCCTGCAGGCGGCTTAGTTTGAAGCGCCCCGCTGGTCCAGCCCGAAGGGTTCACTCCATGCTTTCGTCAGGCGTGTTCAGCCGCGTTCCGATACCGACGATCATGCTGACCAGGGTATCCACCCCGGAAGCGGCTACACCATCGTTCTTCGCCAGCCCCGCGACCCGCTGCCCGACCACCTGCGCGCTCGCCAAGATATCCCGGTTCGGCGCGACCATGCGCGGATCGTCCGGCCAAACGGCCGCCGCGTTCATGCTTCGAGCATGATTTGCTGCGGTTTTGTTCTTTCGATTGAACAAGGTCGGGAGGCCGAAAGCCATGGATTAAGCCCACTTTTCTTTGCGAATTTCAGCCATCTTCATACGGAACTTGATCAATTCGACCTCTCGCTCACGCGGCGATGTGCGTTCCCAATCAGCAGCCATCACCGCATCGACGAACTTCGGCCAGATACGGTCGAACAGCACCCAGGTTCTGATCTCGTACCGGCTCGCGATATCCGGGCCATCCACGGCAGCCCACCTGCCCGCGCTTGTTCTCGTAAGACCAAATGCGCCCGGATAAGCAGACCAGTCTGTCCGGCGATCATGAAGCAAACAGCCAAAAAGGCTATATGATGCAAGCGCTTCCGCCGCTTTGGGGGCGCTGAACCCGTCATCAACCATCTGACAGAACGCTGCAAGCTTGAGCATGTCTCGGAAATCATAGGTAACGGGGTTGCCGGTTCCCTCTCGCTTTTCCGGGAACAATTTATATCGCTGCTGGAAATTCTTCAGTTGCGCATCTGTCAGACCGACAACCTCAGCAGCCTCCCGGCGCGACATGCCCCAAAGATAAATATCACTCACGGCAACCTCCTTATAATCACTTGTGATCTCTATTTAAGCGATCAAAAGTGATCTTTCAAGGTCTATTTTTGACTCGGAACGGCAGCCGTCAGCCGGTGAAATCGGAGCCGTCATTCGACTTTCCGCAGAATGTGGAGCCGCTGCTCGCTGTAATATTCGCGCAGCGCAACCGGGTGGCCGTCCCAAATCGTCGCTGCGTAATACCCCCAGCATCGGTCCATATCGCTCCAGGCGCGCTCCACATGGAAAACGCCGCGATACCGTCCATGGTCGCAAAGAAGCTCATAGAGGCCAGGTCCAGTCCACCGCAGGCGCGGAAGGTTGGCGGTCACCAGCACGGTTCCGGCCCCATGCCTCGAAACGCTATAGCCACCATGCGGCGCGTCACGGCCTGGATGCAGCTTGGCCAGCGCCGCTTTCAGTTGCTCGATACAAAGATCAACCTGCTGTTCGGCCGTCAGCGCTGGAGCCGACGCCTCGCCGTTTGCGACGGGCATTGTCGCGGCCGTCCCTGCTGTTGCCGCTTTCAGGAGGTTGCGACGGGTCAGGTGTTTCAGGTTCATGGTCAATCCTCCCTCAAAGATGGGACGCGTTGAAGCGCCCCTGTTGCAGTTGGCAAACGTCTTCGGTCCAGCCGTGATCATCGTCGCCTTCTTCCGGCTCGAAGTCGCTTTCGTCTTCCCGGTCGTCGCCGCGATCATTTTCGGCCGCGCCGCGTCCGAAGCTTTCCGGCCAGCCCAGGTTCGGCTCCCTGTCCGCCTCGCCGTCGTATGCATCGAGAAGAGCGACCAAATGCTCGATTGTCGCCTCAATACGACGCCGCAGCTTCGACGTGAGTTCTACAATTCGGGTGAATTCACTGCCCGGCGCGAATGCAATTCCCATCACTGAATCCTTCCAAAACTGACGAGCAAAGGAATTCTAAGACCTCGCTCAAATGTTGACATGGCTTCGCCGTTCACCGAATCCTTGAACTCGGCGCTTTAAATCTGTATGGTCATGTTGTGTCGAAGTGATCTATATCGCTCATAATGAGTGCGCGTCAATAGGCTTTAATCAAAATGAGCGAAAGCAATCAGGTATCAGGACGGCAGATCGCTGCGGCTCGTGCCCTGCTTGGAATGGGTCAATCGGATCTGGCCCAACAGGCCGCCATTTCGGTCCCTACGCTTCGTCGCATGGAAGCAAATGATGGACCCCGCCTCTGGCTTGACCAACAACGTTNNGGCGGTCATCGCCGTGCTTCAAAACGCGGGGCATAGAATTCCTTTCAGAAAATGGTGTCCGCTTGCGGAAATCCTTAGACGCAGCCGAATAAGAAATCGAAGACCCCACAAAGGAGTTCTTCGATCTCTGATGTCCAACAAGCTTATATTTTCGGACGTCAGCCGCCGATCTGCCGGCAGCTGACCTCGAACAAAAGGTCTTTCGGACCTTTCCTGTCAAAGCCGGTTAAGCGCAACAAGCAGCCACAATCGCACGGGCTCACGTGGATTACCGTATCATCGGGAAATCCGGCGATCGAATCGCGAAGCTCCTTCAACGTCATCTGCGACGTCTCGCCGATGCTGTCTATGAAATTACCGGCCGTATGAAGACGGTTGTAATTGGTCCTGGTCATCGGGGGTCGCTCCTATCTCATCCACTTGCTCTTGATCACCTGAGGCACCAGCTCGGCTCTCACCGCATCGTCGCGCCGCAGTTCGTCGGCGCGCTCAACCCAGTTGATGTTCAGCATCTGCCGCGCAGCGAAACCGTAGACGGTGCAGTCCAGCCCCTCCGCCTGTTTTCCGGATATCCGCTCGAATCGCCTCGACGGCTGGCCCCGCGCATAGCGCACCACGATCCTCTCGCTGGCAAGCTGTTCGAACCATGAGGCCGGCAGGTCGCTGGCAAACCGGATCGAGCTGCTCCGCGTCAGCCGCGCCACGAGGTGGCTCTTGATTCCGTCCACGCCGATAAGAAACAGCCCGCCGCGATGATTCTTGACCTTCGACATTTCGATCCACGGCCGGTTGCCCGCCACACCTTTTCCGGCGAGGATCTTGCGGCGGTAGCGGGGGAAGCAATAGGCATAGACCCGTTCCATGGTCTCGCCGTCGCCGCTGTCCACGACGGCCGCATCAAGACCGATCCGCCCGCCCAGCGAATGCGGCCAGCGCGTCGACAGCAGGCTCTCCAGTTCGTGCCACGTTTCGTCATCATGCGGATTGCCCCAGATCACGCGATGCCCCAGCACCAGGCAGTCGCCGCCCTCTGTCCAGCCGAGG